TATGGACACAATCATCTGGAGATGAAGAATTAAAAAAAGTTATTGACGACTATTATGTTGGTGGTATGGGCGTGTTAAACGTTTACCAAGATCCAGATGCAGATATGGGTAAAGGTGAAGTTTATATAAAAGGCGTAAATCCTTTAGATGTGTACATAGATCCAAACTCAAAAGACGTCTATGCTCGTGATGCTGCTAACATATTAGTTGTAAAATATATCACAGACGAACAGGCTATGCAACAATACCCTGAGTTTGGTGATATTATTTTAGATTCAGATAGTGCTATAGATAATGACGAAGACTATCCTGAAACTAATTTAGCTGCTACTGAAGGTCAAATATTTAACACAGATGAAACTACTACCTATCATAATAAAAGAAAATACATTGAACGCTATACAAAAGAAATGCATTCATATTATAACGTATACGAACCTTTTTCTAGAAAAGAATTATTATTAAACGATCAAGAGTATAAAGAGTATTTATCTAAAAAATATATTAAAGTAGAAAAATTAACTGGAGAAAAAATATTTGTTTTTGATGCAGCAGCTATGGAGGAACTGTATAAAATATTAGAAAGTATTGGACCTGTTTTTCATTTTACTTTACCAGAACCTGAAATAGACGAAGCTGGAAATGTAATACCAGGTGATCCTATTAAAGTACCTGGATATGAAGATGAAGATGGTATACCAGGCAGTACTACTATTTTAACTCCTATAACTACAGAAGAATTAATTGGTATGGAAGAAATTGAATCTGTTTCTATAGAAAAATGTTGTGTTAAACAATGTGTTACTGTTGGAAATAATTTATTATATACAAGAATATTACCAATAGAAGATTATCCTATTATTCCATTAATGAATATACATCATAGAAATCCATATCCTGAATCAGATGTAAGACTATACAGACCATTGCAAGAATATATAAATAAAATTCGTTCATTAATTATTGCACACGCAAGTACAAGTACTAATGTAAAACTACTTATTCCTCGTGGTTCAGCAGATCTTCGACAAATCGAAGAAGAGTGGAGTAAAGCAGGTACCAGTGTTATTGAGTTTGATGCTGAACTAGGTGCGCCTATAGTTGCTGGTCCTGTGCCACTTCCTAATGAGCTGTATAAAAATGAAGCAGATGCTAAATATGATTTAGAGTATGGTTTTGGTATTTTTGAATTAATGCAAGGTAGTGGAAGACAAGCACCTTCTACATATAGAGGAACACTAGTTGTAGATGAATTTGGACAACGTAGAATTAAATCACGTAGAGATGATGTAGAAAACTTTTTAAATCAGGTTGGTAAAGTTGCAATACCTTTAATGCAACAATTATACACAGAAGAAAAAGTAATTAGATTGGTTCAGCCTAATGGAACTGAAAAAGAAGAACGATTTAACTTTTTCAAAGAAACTGAAACAGGAGATGTTAAAATGTTTCACGATGTAGCTATTGGTAGATACGATATTAAAGTTGTATCTGGTTCTACATTACCAACAAATAGAATGGCATTATTAAATACTTATATGCAAATGTTCCAAATGGGATTAATAGACCAAGCAGAAGTATTGAAGAAGTCAGAAATTATAGATATAGATGGAGTCTTAGAACGTTCAGGTCAAATGAAACAAATGGCACAACAGTTACAAATGACTCAAGAAGAATTGAAGAAGGTCAAAGGAGATCTTCAAACCGCTATGCGTGAAGAGCTTCATGCTAAGAAACGTTTAGAGGTAGAAAAATTTAGCGGCGATTTAGATAAAATATCTAATCGTGCTGAAGCGGCAACCGAGATGTATAAATCTAGGTTAGCAGATAGTGAAAAAAATCTGATGAACTCAGTTCAACAAGTGTCGAAAGAAATGCAAAACGAGGAGCCACAAGAGGAATCTAGGTCGGCAGCCGTTGAAGCACTTGAAGAAATTGAGAGTTAGAAAGGAGAACATACTATGAATGAACAAGAGATGACAAATACAGAACAATTAGAGAATCAGGGTACTGCCCCTGCTTCTACTAGTGATGATGACATTTTTAACGAAATATTTGGTGAACAAGAGATTGGCAAATATGTCGCTCAACAATCAAATCCCGTTGAAAGTGAACCATCTGAAGTACCTGTAGATGTTAATCCTAAGGAAGACCCTAGTCAATTTCAGTATTGGCAAAGCCAAGCTGATAAAAAAGATGCTGAGTTACAGGAGTTAAAAAGCAGATTAGAAAGAGTTGAAGCTCAATCTCAATCTGTACAAACGCAACCTACACCAGCACCCGAGGCACCACAGGAAATAGTAAAACCTGTTAAACCTGTGAAACCGTCAGACTTTGATTCTTCCGAGGCACTAACCGATCCTAATAGTAAGTCTGCTAAGTATGTAGCAGCAAGGGATTCGTATTTAGACGATATGACTGAATACTATGAAAAGCAGGAAGCGCAACGTAATATGGCAGTTCAACAACAACTTAACCAACAGAAGAAAGCATCTTCTGAAGCTAAACTTGTTAATGATTTGCAAACAAATTACGGATACACTCCTGCAGAAGCTCAAGACTTTATTGTTAAAATGAGCGCACCAGAGTCATTGTCCTTAGACAATTTAGTAAAACTACATAGAGGTTTTGACCAGGAACAAATTCCTGCAGTACAACCATCTACAGCAGATTTACAATTAGAGGTGCTAAAACAACGTAAAGAAAAAATGAGTATCCCTAAACCTATTACGACTCAACCAAGTGTCAACGTGCAGTCATCTAAAAAGGTAGAAGATCAAATGATGGATTCTATGATTGGTAATTACAAAAAAAAGAATCCGTTTATATAAATAAGGGAGAAGCAAGATGGCTAATCAATATAGTATCACACCTGGTGTGACTTTAGACGGTGCTAACGGAAGCGCTTCATCGATTAATGATTCTAGACGAATTTTTAACTTCGGTGAAAGAGTAGCTGAATTAGCTCCACAAACATCACCTTTCCTTACCTACTTATCTAGAGTCGGCAAAAAAGCTACAGATGATCCTGTGTTTAAGTTCTTAGAACAAAGACATCAGTATCAAAGACGTAACTTTGAAGTTGCCGTAGCAAAAGATGTTACAAACTATAGTTCAGGAAACTGGGCAGTAACAGATCTAAGGCTAGACGCTCCATACGATCAGTTTGGTAGAGAGGTGTCAACAAATGTAAGACCTGAATTTTTAATTGTAGGTCAAATTATCGCTATAGAAGGTGAATGGGATGAAGACGGAGTAGATGGTTCTGATAAACCAGTAATCGCATATTACAGGGTGACAGCTGTAGATAATGCAAATAGTGCGTATTCAGCTATTTCAGCTACATTTTTAAAAGCGATTTTAAAACCAACTCATAGTTCAAATGGTGCAGATGCTGCAACTAAGGGTTTAATAGCTCCTGGCGCAGATGACCACTTAAGACTAGATGCAAACGGTAAAGGCCAAGTAATTGGTTCTGCTTATGCTGAAGGTCATGATGGTGACACCTTAGAAGGATGGAGAGATGAGTTTTATTCAAGAGAAGGTTATACCCAAATCTTTAAAACTCTAGTTCCATTATTCTCAGGTACAGCACTAGCAACACGTTATCGTGGTGTATCAAACGAATACATGAGAGTATATCAAGAAAAACTTATGGAACATAAGATGGATCTTGAACACGCTTTCTTATTCGGTATTGGAACAGATGATTCAACTACATCTGGACCATTACGTAGAACATGGGGTATCTTACCATACACAGAAGCATACGGAAAAGTAAAAACTTTCCAATATTCTGATGCAACTTACGATGATTTCGTAGATGCAATGGAAGATGTGTTTTCACCAGAATCTGGAAACAGCGGTGAAAAACTTGTTTTATGTTCAAGAAGAGTTATGTCTTTCTTTAACAAGTTAGGCTCTAACTCATTCTTGGGTAATATGATGGCTCAAACAAATAACAGTAAAGACATTTATGCTGGTGGATCTGGATTTGATATTCAGAACATCCAAAGTGAATTTGGTGTTAACGTAACTAGAATTTCTACATTATATGGAAATTTAAACTTAGTTATGGAACCACTATTCAGAAATCAGCATCAAAATACTGCTATTATGATTGATCTGAATAACGTTGCTTACAGACCATTAGAAGGTAATGGAGTATCAAGAGATACACAAATTATTACTAATGTTCAAGGTGACGGAGTTGACGGAAGAAAAGACATGATTCTTACAGAAGCAGGTCTAGAAATTTCACTTCCTGAAACACATACTGTTTTACAGTTTGTATAATAATAAAGAGGGGGATGAAATATTCCCCCTCATTTAACGGAGATAGATATGAATTTTAAATTTGATGGACAAAAAGTAAAAGCAAATATGGAAAAAAAATTAGGCTATGCACAAGCTCAAAGCACTAAATTTATAGAAAAAGCTAAAGCTTTTGATGTAAAAAGTGCGGCTCAAAAAGGCGTAGATATTGCTACAGCAGGAAGTCAAACAGCAAGAGATATGTTTAATAAATCTGCTACTGGACAAAAAATTAATGCACATGGAAAAGGCTTGGTAGGCGGTGCTAAAAAAGCATTCAATACAGGAGTTAGTTTAGCTAAAAAGAATCCTTATATTGCTGGAGCAGCAGCGGGGGTTGCAGCAGTAAGTTTACTTAAAAACAGAAAGAAGAATGCATAATGGGTGTAGCAACAAGAGCAGCTAAACAACTTATGTCTTTAGGTAAAAAGAAAAAAGATGGAGGATTGTTTAATAATCCACATCTTGAAACATTGCGTAATCATTCTGAAATATTAAGTGAAACTAAAAAAGCAGGAACTAGACAAAGACTGTACAATGAAACTGGTATGCATAGTGCATGGGATGTACTTAAAAAGAAAAGAGGAGCTAAGTAGTAATGAGTTTTCAAACTGATATAGAAGCAATTACTGGTAGTCTTAGTGGTTTAACCACAGAAGCTACACAAGCATTAAAAGATGGTACAAAACAAGTTATAAAGCTTTTAATGAAAAACAATGCTATGAAGTCGAGATTAACTCAAGATACTACTTTAAATAACTCTCCTACAACTATGGACACAACAAACACTGTGTTAATAGAAAGTGTAACTAGAAACGATGGAACACGTTCTAGAAAAGCTTCTGTTATTGATGAGGCTAATGCTGACGATTATCAAGATGTTAATAGTATTTATTATACTAGCAAGTTAGATCCTGTTTATTATATTTCTAATGATACATTACATGTTATACCTACACCAGCAAGCGGACAAAGTGCGTTAGTAAAACATATAACACCAGCTACTAATCAAACATTAAGTGCTAGTGCTATTGACAATTTACCTAGCGAGTTAAATAGGGGTGTTGTTTTGTTTGCTGCTATTGAAATATTGAGAAAACAATTAAATAATAAAAACACTACATTAATTAATTTAAGTACTAATTTAAATAGTATAGATCCACCTGATGGTAATAATGTAATATCAAATGTAACATATAGTGGACCAGGAAACGATGACGTAGGTTCAGCTAGTAGCGGGTCTGGAGTTAGTAATAGTACAGGAGTGCAAGCTGGTAATGATATAGATTTAGGAAGTCCTCCTGCTTATAATAAAAGCAGTTCTGGATTAGACCACGACGCTGGTAGTATAGCTGTAAATGATTTTATAGATACAGAAGATGTAGAATTAGCACAGATAGCATTGTCAAAAGAATCGCAAAAGTTACAAAACTATCAAGCAGAAATTGCTGATGAATTAAATGAGTTTAACGGACAGGCAAATAATTATAGAATTGAAATACAAACTAAATTAGATAGAGCTCAAAGAAATATACAGGCATCAATAAATGATGCTAGAAATGATTTAGCTGCTGCACAAGCTACTGCGCAATTAGCAACAAATGTTTCAATTCGCAATCAAGCAGAAAAATCACAGCGTTTAATACAAAATGCAATAAATGCTATGCAAGCAATTATGGCTGACAATCAAGCTAATTTATCTAAATATACTTTAGATTTAAACAGATATCAGGCAAGAGTAAGTGAAGCAGTGCAAGAATATCAATTAGCTTTCCAAGAAGTTGTACAAGATTATAACTGGTTAGCACAGCAATATCAAATTGCTAGAAATGATTTTATAGATTTTTTATCACCATATATAATGTTAGGAGGTAGCGGTGAAGTTGCAACAGATGATAGATCAAGTTAAAAAACATCATCCTGAGTTAGGTACTAATGAAATTATTATTTTATTAAATCAAGCATCAGATGAGTTTTGTTCTAGAACGCTTATTCTTGACGAAGCTACTCAGTTTACAACAGTAGCAAATCAACGTTATTATGGACTGAAAGATTCTATATTAGAAATTAAATCTGTGGATTTAGAAGATGAGGATGGTAACCACGTTACTATTAAAAGATTAATGGGAAGACCGCAATACAGGGATTTAACATAATGGCACACAATACAGAAAATATAATTTCTAAACATAAAGTTTATTGGATTGAAAGAGATTCTATTGGTTTAGCTGAGTATGACTCTACTAAAACAGAAAAGGATCAGTTTACTAGTTTAACTAGCGCATTAACTGTTACATTATTTTATTATAAAAAAGCAGACCATTTTAATACGTTGGATAGTGCAAGTTCAGCTATGACAGAACAAAGTGAGTTACCATTACAGTTTCATCAATATTTAGTAGATCGTGCTGTACAATTAGGTTATGAAACAAAACCTGATATGATACAAATGGCACCATACTTTGAAAGAAAATTTGAAAAAGGAATTAAAGAAGGCAAGATGTTTGCTAATCGTGGAAGAATTAGTGGAATAAGACACGTAAAGCAATCAAGTTTTTAATATGGCTAATACTTGGAAAAAAGGTAATTTTGGTTTATCAAGTCTTGATGACTTAGGTCAAGGGTTTGATGTTTTAATACAAAGTTTTAATGATAACTTAGATGGAAACTATACAAATGTAGCTATACCTAATGATGAAACATTTACTGATGTATCAATACCATCTGATGCAACATATACAGATGTTTCTAAACCTAGTGTACCTACATATAGAGATCAGGGGGTAAATACATAATGGGTGGAACATTATCAGGACCAAATAAAATTAAAGATGTATATACTAAATTAGTATTTATAGATGATAATAAATTAAAGTTTGATAACGGTACTACAGATGTGGTAATTACTAGTATTGATAATTTTGACGAAGATACAGTAGCAGAATTGCAAGATACTAATATAACATCACCACAAAATAGTGCATTTTTAAAATATGATTCGTCTAGTCAAAAATGGATAGATGATACTGAAATAGATTGCGGTGGATTTTAAGGGAGATAAAAAATGGCAAATACGTTAAAAATAAAAAGAAATACGTGGAACAATAGTAGTACTCCTAGTGGATTAGCTTATGGTGAATTAGCTTGGGATAATGCAGGAGAAACTCTATATATTGGAAAACAAACAGATGCTGGTGGAACAGTAGCTTCTACAAAAATTAGTACAGAAGCAACAACAAGTGTAAAAGGATTAGCAAGTTTTAGTAGTGCTAATTTTGCTGTAAGTAATGGAGCAGTTACTATTAAAGATGATGGTGTAGATTCAGCACAAATAGCTGACAATGCTATTGTTGCAGCATTAGTAGCTAATAATTCTGTAGCATTAGGAACTAAAACAACTGGAAATTATGTAGCTACAATAACTGGTGGAGTAGGTATAGATAGTAGTGCTGCAACCAGTGGAGAAGGAACAACTCATAGTTTAAGTGTAGATTTAGACGAATTAAGTACAGTTACATCTGTAGCTAACAATGATTATATTGTTACAGTTGATTTCCAAACTGGTAATACAGAAAAAATGCAGTTAGAAGTAATTGAAGATAAATTATTTTCAGCAGTTAGTGGAGATATAGCTATTAACTCATCTGGAGTTGCTTCCATATCTGCAGGATCTATTGTTACAGCAGACATAGCTAATGATCAAATAACTGGAGATAAGTTAGCAAATGATATTACTATTGCTAATGATTTAGTTGTATCTGGAGATTTAACAGTACAAGGCGATACAACCACTATTAATACAGCTACATTAGCAGTAGAAGATAAAGACATTGTAATAGCTAGTGGAGCTAGTACTTCTTCGGCAGCAAATAACGCTGGTATTATTATTGGTAGTGACGTAGCTAGTATTAAATATGTTCACTCAGGAACTAAGTGGGCATTAAATAAAAATACAGATATTACTGGTACCTTAGCAGTATCAAGTACATCTACATTTACTGGAGCTATTACAGCTTCTGGAGGATTTACAAACACTACGTTTGATGGCGGAACATTTTAATTAGGAGTAATCAATGTCTAATAAGATATTAATAAAAAGAGGTAGTGGTGCACCTACTACAAGCGATTTAGACAATTACGAAATTGCCTATGATACAGGTGCTAATAAATTATATATTCGTGACGGTAGCGATATTATTCCCTTTGCAGCTATTGTAGATGAAGATAATTTTGCATCAAATGACGCTAATAGAGTACCATCGCAACAATCTACAAAAGCATATATTGCTTCTGAGTTAGCAGCTGCAGGTGCAGGAGATATAACAGCAGTGAATATAACTGCTGGAACAGGTTTATCAGGAAGCGTAAATACAAGTTCTGGAGCACATACTCAAACATTATCAGTTAGTGGATTGACTGTATCTGAATTAGCAGCAGGTTCTTTGACTACAAGTTCAGAATCTTTTGCAGATAACGACACAACATTAATGACATCTGCAGCAATTAATGATAGAATTACATCTTTTAATTATTTAACTGCACACCCAAATATATCAGCAGCTTCATCATCTGATAATAGTGGTAGAACTTATATACAAGATATTACAGTAGATAGCAATGGACACGTTACTGGAATAGCAACTGCAACAGAAACAGTTACTGACACCAATACTACATACTCAGCTGGATCTGGATTAGATTTATCTGGAACTACATTTTCACATAGTGATACTTCATCTCAAACATCTTCTAACAATAGTGGTAGAACTTACATACAAGACATCACATTAGATACTTATGGTCATGTGACTGGAATAGCAACTGCTACTGAAACAGTAACTGATACTAATACAGTAACAACTAACATAGCTGGTACTGGTGTAAGTGTTAGTTCTGGAACTGGTAATTCTACTATATCTATTGGACAATCTGTTGGAACATCAGATACAGTAGCATTTGGTAGAGTTAATATAGGCAGTACAGATACATCAAGTTATTTAACTGGCAATCCAAAACTAGCTGCAGACGGATATATTATGGTACAAGGTATCGTAAACGAATCAGAAACTGGTACTGCTCCAGCAGCTATTACTTTTGGAGATGGAGCAACTTTAGGTAGCGACCAAATATCATTAGTTACTGCTGGACTTAGAAGATTATATGTTGCAAGTAATGGTAATGTTACTATTGCACAAAACTTAACAGTAAATGGAACAATAGGTGGTAGTGCTATAAAAGATCAAGATGATATGTCGTCAAATAGTGCAACACATTTAGCCACACAACAAAGTATTAAAGCGTATGTAGACGCAGAAGTAGCTGGTGTAGTAAATTCAGCTCCAGCAGCTTTGAATACATTAGACGAATTAGCAGCAGCTTTAGGAGATGATGCTAACTTCGCAACAACAACATCTACTTCATTAGGAAATAGATTAAGAGTAGATACATCTTCACAAGGATTAACTGGCACACAACAAGCCAATGCAATAACTAACTTAGGTATTACTGCTACCAAAGCAGAATTAAATTATGTAGACGGAGTAACATCTGCTATACAAACACAATTAGACGCAAAGCTAACATCATCAAGCTCTTTAAATGGTAGCAATATATCTTCTGGTACAGTAGCAGCAGCTAGGATAGCTAATTTAGCAGCTTCTAAAATTACTTCTGGTACTTTTGCAGACGCAAGGATACCTAGTTTAGCTGCAAGTAAAATTACAAGTGGAACTTTTTCTTCAGCTCGTATGCCAGCAACTTTTGGACAAGATTCAGTTGTTAGTAATGACATAACAAGTAGAATAGAGTCTGGATTTCACGAAACTGCGAGTGGTACAACTGGAGAGGGTTTTCCTATAACAAATAATAGCTATCAACACATATT